ATCAAGCTTTAAGCACAGGTGCGATTGGGGCAACACAAGGAATTAATATACCTTTGCTAAAACAATGGGTTCACGCTGAATATGTTGGTAGTCCAAGAACTTGGCATCTAGCATTAGATAGGCAAACGAACCCTGATGATGGTGGAGTAAGAATACCTGTGAATCAACCATTCATGGTAAACACTCCTAACTACGGTGTAATTGAAATGCAATATGCACATGATGCAAGTGGTGGAGCAGCTAATAACTGCAACTGCCGATGCTGCACGGTGTATGTCGCTTAAACAAATAAATATGAGTAATTTTTATAACAAGAAGTCGATTGAAGGCTCTCCAATAGATATGGAGGATGGAAGTAGAGTTATTACTATGTACTACTCTGCTTTTGGTAATGTAGATTCCGATGGTGATATAATCACACCAGGAGCATTTACTAAAACACTAAAAGAAAATGGCCCACAAGCCAAAAATAGAATTTGGCATCTAATGAACCACTCTACAGACAAGCCTATTGCTAAGCCATATGAGATGATGGAAGATGCTTATGGTTTAAAGGCAAGTGTTAAGATACCTAATACGACTTTAGGTAACGACTTGTATGAGTTATATAAAGATGGTCATATCACAGAACATAGTATCGGATTTCAGACTATTAAGTCACAACAGAAATCAGGGTACAATGAAATCAATGAAATAAAATTGTTTGAGGGAAGTTCAGTATTGTGGGGTGCAAACGCAAATACACCAACAGTAGGAGTTAAAAGTCAGATTAAGTCAACTCTAGTTGATGAGATGGGTAAAACCATTAAGTCATTGAGAAATGGACACTTTACTGATGAAACTTTTGAGTTGTTAGAACTTAAACTCAAGCAATTACAACAATATCTATCTGAGATGGAAGATGAACCTTCAATCACTCCTGAGCCAACCGCTGAAGAAGCATTGCCAACTGAGGAAGCTGATCCGATGATTTCCGTTGAACTAGAGGTAAACAAATATTTACAATCATTTAAAATTTTCAACTAATGGTAGAAGAAATTAAAAGTGCATTCGAAGGCATTAAATCCGAAGTAAACGGAGCAATCGAAAGTGCGAAGGCTGATAATGCTAGTGCATTAGAAAGCGTAAAGGCTGAATTAGAAGCTACTAAAGCTTCAATTACAGTTGTTAAGGATGAAATCGAAAAATTGGAAGCAAAACAAAATCGTGTTAAAATGAATCAAACAGAAGTAAAAGGGTTTAATGCTACCCTTGCAGAAGCTATCGAACAAAATGGTGATAGCTTAGCGAAATTAGCTCGTGGTGAACAAAAGCGTTCAAGCTTTATCTTGGATACAAAAGCAGTTGGTAATATGACTGAAGCCGTTAACCTTACAGGTGACATCACTCGTCAATATGCTAATCAAGTATATGCTTTACCTAGTCGTAAAGTGCATATGAGAAGCTTATTACCAATCGGTAGTTTATCTCAAGGTTTATTTACTTTCCCTTACGAAAGTGGTGGAGAAGGTGCACCTGCAACTCAAACTCAAGGTTCTGCTAAAGCTCAAGTTGATTTTGATATTACAATGAAAGATGCAGCAGCTCAGTACATCGCTGGTTATGTTCGTATCTCTCGCCAAATGTTAGATGATATACCTGCTATGACTTCTTTCTTACAATCTCGTTTGTTAGAGAAGTATTTAGTTGCTGAAGATGCTCAAATTTTAAGTGGTGATGGTACTGCTCCTAACTTACAAGGTATCCTTCCTGTAGCTACTGCTGCAACTGGTGCTGCTACTGTAGATGTTGAGCAATTAGTTCAAGCTATTGCTCAGTTAGAAACTTCTAACTATTCTGCAACAGGTATTTTAGTTAACCCAACTGATTGGGCTGCTATCATGAATACTAAGAATACTAACTCTGCTTACACTTTACCTGCTTCTACAGTTGTTACAACTGATGGTAGTGTATCTATCGCTGGTATCCCTCTTTACAAATCAACTGCAATCGCAGTAGATAAGTTTGTAGTAGGTGACTGGTCTATGGGTGCTCAAATCATGCAAAATCAAGGTATCTCAGTTCAATTCTCTGAATTTGATTCTGATAACTTTACAAAGAACATGATTACTGTAAGAGTTGAAGCTCGTATCGCTTTACCTATCTATTACGCAGGTGCGTTTATTTATGGTGATTTTGGTAATGTTGCTTAATCTTTAATTAGATTTACAATACAAGGGATAGCCTAGAAAGCTATCCCTTTTTGTTTACACTAAATTTTAGTTATTTTTGTAAAAATTAGCATAATGCAGATACTAAGAGATGTAACGACTACAGTAGCCCCTTCGGCAACAATCGTTACCTTACAGACCGCAAAGGATTATTTAAGAGTAGATTATAGCGAAGATGATACTTTGATTACTAACCTTATAGAAACCGCTAGGATCAGATTAGAGCAGTACGCTTCAGTTGCTATGACTGCTAGAACCCTAAAGGTGGTAGCTTATGTAGATGAGTTTATTGAGCTTCCTTATGCTCCTATAAACAGTATTACATTGGTAGAATATTGGGATGGTGCTGCATGGGTAGCAATGGTACTTGGGGATTATAGAGTTATAGGTGATACCTACAAAAAGGTTTATTTTAATTCACCTCTTATGAGTGACTTTAGATTCACTTATACTTGTGGATATGCGACTACTCCAGAGTCTATGAAAACGGCTTTGTTGAAGATGGTAGGTGATTTGTACGAATACAGAGAATCAAGTGTTGAAAGCTCTAAGCCTTCAGCTAACTTAACAACGGCTTACGAACTAATGAAACCTTACAAAAGGGTAAGTATTATTTTCTAATGATAGGACAACTAAGAAATAGGATTACATTTAATACTAAAACAAGCGTTTCTGATAGTGCAGGAGGGTTTGTGAATACTTTAGTACCATACTACACTTGCTGGGCTGAATTGGTCAATAATACCAATAGCAGAACTAATATAACAGGTAGGGATAGTATTAATGATGGAGTTACATTTAGGATTAGATATACAACAGGCAAGACATTTACTAATGCTCTTGTAATAACTTGGAAATCAAGGACTTATATGATTAACTCTATTATTAACGAAGCCGACTTGAATCAATATTATTTAATAGGTTGTGCAACACTTAAGTAATGGCAAAGTTTAAAGTAAGCATTTATGGAGTAGATCAAATTATTAAAAGATTTGATGCAGCTCCTCAAACTATGTATAATCAATCTAAGGCAATTATAGATGAAACTGTCAATGAAATGGCTACCAAGGCATATCAAAAGGCATCTAACCTACCAATTATCAATCCTAATTCAAAGTATAAAAGAACTAATAAATTAGCTAATTCAATTAGACAAACTAAGTATAGTCCAGGAAAAGGAGCAAGTGTAAGTGCAGGAAACGCTAGTGTTAAATATGCTGCTTATGTAGAATTTGGAACAGGACAAGGTTATGGGATACCTGTTTATCCAAATATAAATATGAATAGTTTAGAGGCTTACGCTGCTAAATTTAAACGAGGCAAAAGACTAATCGGTATGCCATATAGGCCTTATATGTTTGATTCTTATAGTGAAGTGTTTACAGGCATGATTAAAAAAATGAAGTCAATTAAGATATAAATATATTTCATTAAATTTGTACCAAAATGAAGGACTGCGGATATACATTAAGGAAAGCTTATTACGATAAGTTTATCTCGGCTTCCTACTCATTAGCTGCTTATGATACCATAGCACCTGACACAGTAGAACCGCCTTATTTGATTATCAGTAGTCAAACACAAGTGGACAATAGTAATAAACAAAGCTTTGCTTATAATGTTACTATCCAATTTGACATAGTATATAGGACTTTTAAAGCAGGGGAAGTAGGACAAAAAACTGTTGATACTTATGCAAATGAGTTATTAGAAATAGTAGGTGTTAGGCCACCAAGCTACCCTAGTACTGCACCTGACTTTAAAATAGTGACTTCTAAGATTAGTAGTAATATTGCTACCTTTGACTATGTGGATGAGGCATATGTGTTTAGAAGGGTGATAACAATGGATCATTTCGTGAATCAATTAACATAAAAGAAAAATAAAATAAAATGGCAACAACAAGTGTATTTAACGGAACTTCATTAGTGGTTCTAATTGGAACTGAAGTAATAGCATTTGCGACTTCATGTTCTTTAAGCATTGCTATCGATGCTCCTGATGCTTCTACTAAACAAAGTTTAGGATGGGCTGATGAGATTGGTGGACAAAAGTCTTGGTCTTTAACAACTGATGGATTGGCTACAGTAGTACCTGGTGCAGTTGCTACTTACATAAGCACAACTGAATTATCTAATTTAGCAATCGCTAGAACTGCGGTTACAGTTAAGTTTACTACAGTAGATAACTCAACAGTTGGTGGTGTAACTCCAGTAACAGGTGATACTATTTATTCAGGTTCAGCATTTATTGAGAGTGTAGATATGACCGCTGATATGGAGAACCCAGTTACTTACTCAGTTTCTTTCAAAGGAACAGGAGCATTAACTATCGGTACTAACGCATAGTAAAAACAAACCAAACAAACCAAACATATGAGAGGACAATTTGAACTAACTCTTTCCGATGGAAAGAAGATACCGATGCGTTTTTGTACTTGGAGTCTTAAAAGATTCTGTCAATTACAAGGGATAGGGCCTTCTGACATAGGGGATGCTTTAAGTGGCAAAGATTCACTTGATGCTATTGTTAACTTACTGAAATCGGGTGCAGAATATCCATTATATTCTCAAGGAATCACTCCAAGCTTTACAGAGATGGAAGTGTGTGATTGGATAGATGATATTGGAGGAATGGGTGGACAAAAGTTCCAAGATGTGATGTCAGCACTTGCAGAAAGCATGAATAGCGGTATAGAAGATAAGCCAACAAAGTCAAGTAAAAAAGATGGAGTAAAAAAAAATTAGAGTGGATTGACATAGAAAGATATACAATGGGGGAGTGCAAAGTGCTTCCCCATTTGTTTTGGGAGATGACCATGGCTGAATTAGATTTTGTGTGGTATGGATACAGGCACGAAGAAGAACAACAATGGGTTAGAGCTAGATGGCAGACAACACTACTAATCAATATTCAATTACCAAAGGGTAAGAAGGTTAAGCCACAAGAGCTTATTGAATTAGACTGCGATACTCGTAACTTTGTGAAGCAAAGAGTAATGACGGAAGAAGAGCTAAAAGAAGTGTTAAATAAATATAAAATTGTTAAACCTATAATATAATGGCAGATAATCAAATGATTAAAGTTGACTTTCAATTTGATTTAGGGAATGTCCCTGCTTCAACAAAGGCTTTTTCTAATTATTTAAAAAGTATAGGAGTTGATTTAAAATTTACTAAAGCAAGTACGGATGCTTTAGCTTCTAGTGTTGGTCATTTAGCAACCGCACAAACAAAGGCAGCACAAGTAGGTGCAGCAGCAGCTAGTTCTGTTAAGAAGTCTAATATGCAATGGACAAACTTTGCATTAGTTATACAAGATTTACCATATGGTTTTAGAGGTATTCAAAACAACTTACCTGCTCTTATGGGCGGAGTGGCTGGAATGGCAGGGCCATTATATTTAGTTGGTTCAGCAGTTATTGCTTTATTTACTGCATGGGATGCAGGTTTATTTAAAACAAAAAATGCTACAAATGCTTTAAATGAAGCTCAAAAGGAATATAATGAAACACTTAAATCATCAATGGGATCTGCTGGTGAAGAGATAGCTAAAATGAATTCATTAGTATCTATTGCAGGTGACCAAGAAGTTTCAATGGAGAAAAGGTTATCTGCGGTAAAAAAACTACAAGAGGAATACCCTTCTTATTTTGGCAACTTAGATAAAGAAAGAATATTAAATGGAGATGTTGCGACTGCCACAGACGGTGTAAAAACAGCGATAATTGAAAGAGCAAAAGCAACTGCTATTGCAAGTAAAATAAACAAACTATCAGCAGAAAAGTTTGCAAAAGATGAAAAGCTTTATCAATTAGCGTTACAAAAAACTGCTAGAGTTCAAGCAGCAGTAAATTTTGTAAAACAATTTCCGTCATCTGCAAAGGATTTACAAGGTTTAATTGATGCTAGTGTCGGAGGTATAAGGAAGCAAGAGAATGAAATAAAATCATTTGTAAATATAATAGATAAAGAATTAAATAGATTAAGCGGATTATATACCGATAGCACAAAAGCGTCTATTGGCTTGGATGATGGTAAGGGCGGTAAAACAAGTACCCCTACCTTGCAAGATCCTAATATTGCATTATTACAGGCTAAGCAAAAGTATTATAAAGATGACTTATTAATGTTTGCTAGTTATGAGCAAGAGATTTTAGCAGCACAACGGAATTTAGCCGTAAGACAAGCGCAAATAGAAGGCAAAAGCGGTAAGGATATACAAACAATTAAGGACACATATAATCAATTAATACTAAATTCACAAGCAGAAACAGGTAGAAAGATTATTGAAGAGCAGAGCAAACTTGGAGCGGAACAAGCCAAGGAATATGAAAAAGAAACTAAGGAAGAAGAAAAAAGGAATAAAGAAAGAATAGCTAGAGGACAAAAGGGTTATGAAGATAGCTTAAAGACTGTTAGCGAATTTTATAAAAACAAGATGAATCTTGCTACTGGTGATAAAGATCAGCAAATAGCAATATTAAAAGAAGAACAAGCATATTTTGATATTCTTTATGGGTTTAACTTAATTTCTTATGAAGATTATGTAAAAAAGACAGGAGAAATAACGAAGCAACAAATTGGGCTAAATAATGCACTTATAAAATCTTCTGCACAAGCAACATTGCAATTAGGTATGGCAATCATGTCTGCATTAGCCCCTGCATTTGATATGATGGTTGAGAAGGGAGCTAGTATAGGCGAGGCGTTAGAGTCAGTTTTTACAAATTTATTAAAGCAATTAGCAAAAGTAATAGTAACCGCTGCTATTGCGGTTGCATTAATGGCTGCACTTGGCTTAGTAGATTTTGCGGCTATAGGTTCTACATTTAAAATGCTTGTTTCTCAAGGAATGGGATTGCCTAAAATGGGTGCAGGTGCAGGAGGTGGAGTATCTCAACCACTTACAATGTTTGATGGTTTTGCTAATGGCGGTATTATTAGTGGGCCTACATATGGCTTAATGGGTGAATACCCAGGTGCTCAAAACAACCCTGAAGTAGTTGCCCCTTTAGACAAGCTTAAAGATATGATTGGAGGTGGTGGAGGAGGAACTTTTATGTTAAGAGGGCAAGACTTACTTTTGTCTGTAAATAGGGCACAAAAGGCATCAAATCTTAAAGGACAAAATATAAGTTTAGTATAATGGCATACGGATTAAGATATACATTAACTCAAGTACTTCGTAACAGTTCAACATTAGTTGTAAATATTTACGAAAAAGATTACACTTCTACTGTTAAAACATATCAGCCTACAAGTATATTATTACAACCTAATTCTAGTCAAGAAGATCCATTAGGTGGGATTATATCATCTCAACTAAATGTTTCTTTTTTAATATCAACTCAAGATGATTATGATAATTTTCCCGATTTGTTAAATGCAGATGATAGAAAATATTATGTAGAGTTAGTAAATATTGTAGGAGCAAGTACAAACATAAAATGGAAGGGGTTTTTATTCAATGATTATATAAACTTACCATTTACAACAGGAAACCAAGAGGTTAATTTTGTATGTGTAGATGCGTTATCATATTTAAAATATACTACATATAGTGCATTAGAAGGCAATACAAACGGAATAACAAATCTATTGAGTGTATTAAATACGGCATTATATAGCATCGGGTACGATTCTTATACTTACCTATATTCTTGTTGCTCTTATTTTGCAGAAGGGATGATGGATAGGGCGACTTCTACGGATAACGAACCATTCGTACAAACATATCAATTTAGAAGAGATTTTGTAGGGTTAGATTACTTTACAATAGTAGATAATATTGTTAAATCTTTTGGTTGTAGATTATTCCAATACCAAGGTAATTGGTGGATTATGTCTATAAATGAAATGGCTGGTACAACAAACTATTATACAAAATACTTGTTAGATACCGTTGTTTATTTAACAGAATCAGGAACATTAACTACAGGTATTTCTATTGATCCTTATAGTGAAGGCAATGTGCACTTTATTAATAATAGTCAAACCAAAATAACTAAAAAGGGGTATTCTAGACTTAAGGTAACAACACCATATTCCTATGCTAAAAACTATATAAACGATGGTGATTTTAAGCAATATATAAACTCTACTACTGCTCCAGTTGGATTTACTGCTACATTATCTGGAACAGGCTCTTTAACTGTTTATGAGTATCCAGATGATGAATTTAATGATGTTAGAATACAACAATCAGGCTCAGGTGTTGCATTGTTTAAAACAACTGGTGATATAGGTGCTCTTGGTTATTTACCTAAAATGGGCAATTATAATGCAACATTATCTTTTAGATATAATCTATATTCTACATTAGGTTTTGGAACTGTAGGTATTTGTTATTTATTTGTAAGATTATTTGTTGGTTCTAATGAATATCGTTTAAATTCAAATGGCGAATGGTCAGATGATGTAAATACATATATTGTAATACCACCATCAGATCCACTTATTGGAGGCATAAGCGATAGAAGGCCAAGACAATCATATTCCCTAGAGATACCATTTGGTAAAAACACTCTTAATAATGTTGATATAGCAATAGGATATGTAAGTATAAACTTTTTAGTAAGTACTGCTTCTAGTTTATTTAGATTTAATAATCTATCCTTAACTCAATCAACTTCTGTATTTAATGGGCTTGAGATTCAAAGAAAATTAGGCACAAACGAAGCCTTATTAAAAGAAATAGAAACTCCATATGGAGCAAACTATCCTGAATTAACGGTATCTAATAATGTTGGTTCATTGTTTAGTAGCTCATTAGTTAAATTACAGAATTGGTATAGATATGGCAAGGCTGGAACATATAGTACTTTAACACAATTAATATGCAGACAATACTCAAACATATTTAATAAAAACCTTGCTACATTAGAAGGTGATTTAGGTATATCTGAATCTACTAATAGTACCATATATTTGAATAAGAAATATGCAGTAGTGGATTCTGCTACAGATGCCTTAAGCTATAATAATAAAACATTTATGGCCAATAGATTAACTGTAGATAGTTATGGAGATAGAACAACATCATTGCAATTATTAGAGATTACAAATACCGATAACGCATCAGTAGAAACAATAAAATATTTAGGCTCTTAAATAACTTTAATTATGGCATCAGTAATAAATGGAACGAATATAGTCTTATACGAATATGATAGCAACGCTATCTATTACTTTAATGGAGGTACTGCACAAGGTACTTTTGATAGTATTGTGTGTAAGGAATTAAGCAGAAGCCAAGTAGCAGGTACTTCAGTTGACTTTAATAAAACAGGAGCAGGTACAATAGCTTCGTTTATTACGGATGCTCTTGATCCTGGTGTAACTACTATACCAGCAGGTACTTGGACTTTTAGTGCTTATTATTCTATTCTAACTGCTTTTGCAGGTGCTCAAGTTCAGTACGAATTATATAAATATAATGGTAGTGTTGCTACCTTATTGTTCTCATCAGCAGCAACCACTCTTACAGCCCTACCAAAGACCTTATATTCTACGGCAATGACAGTCACTCAAACGACTATAGCTGCCACAGATAGGCTTCTAATTAAGGTTATTTACGCAGGTACAACTACCAACCAAATTACCCTTTATACTCAATCAAGTAACGAAGCTCAAGTAACTACAACTATACCACTAGGAACTCCAATGGGAGCTTCTACAAGTTGCTCATTTGAGGCATCTACTGAACAAGTAGAAGTAACCTCTCAGACATCAGCTTGGTTTAGAGAGTTTAAAAATGACATTACATCTTGGACAGTTAATTGTGATGGGTTTATAGCCTTAAGTGGTTACTCCTATCTTGCTTTAATGCAGAAGCAATTAGATAGGGCTTCAATAGATGTTAGATTCTCTATAGACAATGACAATGCAGATGCTAGTGATACCTATGGCTACTCAATAGTAAGTGGTACTGCTAACATTACATCTATTAGCTTAAGTGCTCCTGTAGAGGGTGTATCTACTTATTCATTGGCATTACAAGGAACAGGTGCTTATGCAATAACAGGAACTCAGGTTATAAGTGGAGGTTCATCAGTAACAGTATCATCAATGAATAGTTATTCTTATACGGCAGCAGGTGGTGAAACAACAGTAACCTTTGTAGCTGCAATCGGATCTACTTGTATATCAGTTACAAGAGGTGGTGTAGAGGTTAGAACAATAGCTACAAGCGGTGTACCAACGGATGAGAATGTTAGCTTTAATAGTGCCACAGGAGTTCTTACCTTTGCAACTGCAAGGCCACTTGAATCAGATGAGTTTATAAGGGCTATTTTCGCATAATAAATTAACTTAATATAGATGAGCAGTCAAATACAAATAACAGGGGAAACAAAGGTTAAAAGTCTTACAGGTGTTTTAGTAGGTACTACAGGGGTGGTAAGCTCATTAGCTTTTGATGTAGCTGGGGGAGTTCCTAAGCTTGATGTGAATGGTAAGATTTTAGTTGCTCAGTTACCAAATAGTGTGATGGAATATATGGGAACTTGGAACGCTGCTACCAATACTCCAACATTAACTAATGGCGGTGCTTTTAACCAGGGGGATGTATTTTTGTGTACTACGGCAGGAACAGTTGACTTTGGTGCTGGTGGTCCTGGTCCGATAGCTTTTGTAGTAGGCGACCAAGTTATTTATTCAGGTTCTATTTGGCAAAGGGCTTCAGGTGCAACAGGAACAGTTACGAGTGTTGCGGTTACTGAAAGCGGAGATAGTTTAAATATCACAGGCTCACCAATTACTACAAGCGGAACGATTAACATAGGATTCAACGGAACTAATTTACAATATGTAAACGGAGCAGGAAACTTGACAACCTTCCCTACTTTAATCACTTCCATAGGTTTATCTATGCCGAGTGCTTTTAGTGTCGCAAATAGCCCCTTAACGGCTAATGGAACGATTGCAGTAACAGGAGCAGGTGTTGCTTCACAATATATCAGGGGAGATGGTACTTTAGCAGATTTTCCTTCAAGTGGCGGTGGCGGTTCTTCGGTTTCGTATTATCTTAACGGAGGAACAAGTCAAGGCACTATTGGTGGTGTTACTTATTACGAAATGAGTAAAACTGCCGTGATAGGAACAGGGGTTGATTTCGCTAAATCAGGGGATGGTTTTATAGTAGCTTTCTTAACGGATGCTAACGACCCAGCACAATTAAACATACCAGCAGGAAATTGGAACTATGAGATTTATGCTTCAATGAGTTCTAATGGTGGTACTCCGCAGATGTATGCAGAACTTTACAAGTACGATGGAACGACTTTTACTTTGATTTCTACAAGTAGCAATGAGATTTTATACGATGGTACTGCTTTGAATTTGTACACATTTGCAATGGCAGTTCCTGATACAAGTTTGACTTTGACGGATAGATTAGCGGTTAAATTATACGCTACGAATAGCGGTGGTAAGACTACAACTATTCATACTCAAGATGGTCATTTGTGTCAAATTATAACAACATTTAGTACAGGTATTACTGCATTGAATGGTTTGACTGCTCAAGTGCAATACTTTCAAACAGGAACGAGTGGAACGGATTTTAATATCTCAAGTACAACTGCAACGCATACTTTTAACATTCCTGATGCGAGTGCAACTGCAAGGGGATTGATTACAACAGGAACTCAAACGATAGCAGGAACAAAGACTTTTAATGATGCTACTAAAAATAACGGAGGTATATTTTTACAAAATGCTTCAAGTAGTTCTTTAGCAGGATATATGAATTTAGGTGGATTGACTAATGGATTAAAGTTCACAAGTGGTGGTGGTATTAGTAATACTTTTACTTTACCATCTGCAACAGGATATACTTTTACTTTTCCTAATGCAACAGGAACGATTGCCCTTACAAGCGATTTAACAGGGGGAACAGTTACAAGCGTAGCTGCTTTAACAATAGGAACAACAGGAACGGATTTAAGTTCAAGTGTAGCTAATTCAACTACAACACCTGTAATTACTTTAAATGTACCAACTGCAAGTGCAACGAATCGTGGTGCATTATCAAGTGCGGATTGGAGTACATTTAACAATAAGCAAAGTGCTTTAACTAATCCTGTAACAGGAACAGGAACTACCAACTACCTACCTAAATTTACAGGTGCAAGTACAATAGGGAATAGTGTTGTGCAAGAGGCAAGTGGCTTTATTGGTATTGGTGTTTCTCCTTCAAGAAAATTACACGTTTTAGGCGGTGCTGCAACTTCTCAAATACAAAGTACAGGCACTTCATCAATAATGTATTTTGGTGATGCAAGTAGTACAGTAATAGATAATCAAGGTTTTGGTTCTATTGGCAATAGTTTGTATTTATTAGCAGGTGGAGTAGAAAGATTATATCTTACTTCAACAGGCAATTTAGGATTAGGAGTTACACCGAGTGCGTGGAGTGGCTATACTGTATTTCAAAATGCAGGTGGTAGCTTAATTGGAGCTACAGGAGAATTACAATTATGGCAAAATGCGTATTACAATGGTACTTCATCAATATATATTAATAGTTCAACTGCTACAAGATATAATATGGTGGCAGGACAACATCGTTGGTATAACGCTCCTTCAGGAACGGCAGGTAACGCTATAACCTTTACCCAAGCAATGACTTTAGGTTCTAATAGTGGTTTATCTATTGGTACTACAACTGCTGCTGCTGCAAATGGTTTATTAGTAGCAGGAGCAGCTACCTTTAGTTCTAGTGTTGCTATTGGAACAGGAGCAACTATTGCAAATGATATTACTTGGACAAATGATACAGGATATGGATTGAAAGCACAAGATGGAACTAGATACCTTTCTTATACAACTGCAGGAGGTACAATTTTAGGTTCAACAGGTTCAGCAAAAACAATTATTCAGGGAAATGGAGGAAATGTAGGTATTGCTACGACAACACCTAGAAGTACTTTAGATGTTAATGGTACTACGGGTCTTACTTGGAGTAGTGCAACATTAGAGAGTTCTGGTCTAGTAACTATTGGAACAAGAGGTATTGGTGGTTCATTATTTATAAATACACCAAGTATTAATACAGATTGGAGTGCAGGATTAGGAATAGATGGTAGTTTTAGTAGCAATGTAAGTACAGTTAATATTAAAGCATTTGGTCCTAAACTTGCAAGTGGAGGTTTACAAGGTTCTAATCTTACATTTTCTACAACACTTGAAGTAACTTTAAGTGAACGTATGAGAATTGATAGGTTTGGCAACGTAGGTATAGGTACTACATCGCCTTCTCAAAAATTATCTGTAGTTGGCACTACTGACATAATTAGTTATTCAAATGGAACTACTAGAGGATATTTGTATTCTGATGCAAATGGGGTAGGTCTTTTCAATGGAGCAATAGCAAGTGGAACTGGATTATACTTAAGAACATCAAATATACTTGACTTTTATATTAATAGTTCAATTGCTGCAAGATTTACTTCAGGTGGCAACCTCCTTGTGGGAACTACTACCGATTCAGGCTACAAGCTAGATGTTAATGGTACAGGAAGGTTTAGCCAAACAACTGCAATACCATTAACAGTACAAAGAACAAGCGTTAATTCTAATGTTGGCATTAGATACCAAAATAGCACAACATCTTGGTATGCAGGTTTAGCAGGTGATGATTCTTTTGGCATTTCATTTAATGATGCAAATTTAGCATCAGGACAATTAAAAATAGCATCCACAGGAGTAGCTACTTTTAGTTCAGATGTAATTTTATCGGCAGCTAATCCTTTTGTTTATGGTGGAACATCTGTGGGGGGAGTAGGTATATCTAACATTTCAGGAAGTTCTTATATAAAAATATATGCTGCAAGTCATGCTACGCTTCCTAACAATATACAATTTGTAAATGCAAGTAGTACCTCATTTTTAATTTCAAACACAGGAGCAGTTACCTTTTCAGCAAATGTTCAAATTGGTTCGGCAACTACTGCTTCAGGATTAAGTCAATTAACAGTTGGTAATCTTTTAGGATATGCTGCTTCTC